TCTAGGCAACTAATACACAAAAAAAAAGCCCAACCTAAGTTGAGCTCTCTTGTATATAAAAAGATCCTTAGAAGTTTAGTACACAGTAATCCATGTTAATAGTGATTCCTAAATCAACTACTGCATCAGAAGACCAGTCAAATTGACCGAAATCTCCATTGGTTACAAATGCGCCTTTAATTAACCACTCTCCTACAATATCACCTACTGGTCCTAAGACGTTAAGAGTAATATCTTTTTTGTAGAAGTCTGAATAACCAGCTCTTCCTGTTACTGATTCGTATCCTAGTCTTGCCCATTCCATTACGGCTTGTGCTCCACTTGGAGTTATTGGGTCATATAGAGTCATAGTCATTTCTGCCCATTCTCTTTTCCCTCTAATCTTACGATAAGAGTTCATATGATCTAATTTTACTACATTGTCTGTAAAAGTAGGTGCTTTTACATTTTTTATCATGAATGATGGAATACCATCTATAAGCATGATGAATCTGTTTTGGACTTTCGGTTCGAAAGCTCTGAACATTATTTCGTTAGGATCTAATACTGCCATGTTTGTTTATCTTTTATATAAATATTCTGTTATTATAAATTATGCTCCAAAAGTTGCTCCAGTAGGCATAATTACGAAATCTAGAGAAATAAATTCTGCTGTTTTAGCTGGTTGGATGAAAATCTGACCAATTAATTGATTTCTGTCAATTACGTCTGCTGTGTTGTTAGTGTCGTCCATTACTACTCTAAAAGCATAAAGACCTTGTCTTTGTACTACTGATTCTAAGTAAGGATTCACTGAGCTCAAGAAGCTATTTCTTGTTGCTATAGTATTTTGTTCGAATACTATATTTTTCGCTGCATCTCCTAAGAATTTCTTAAGATCAATTAGCAATCGTCTAACATTTACTCTATCAAGAGCTGATTTCTTTTTCTGCAATGTTTTTTGACCGAATACTGATATTCCACTTCCAGGGAATGTAGCGATTGGGTTAACGTTAGCTGCATATAAAGTATCTCTTTGAGATCTAGTTAATTTTCTTTCTGCTTGGATTACATTAGGAATACCTCCTCTAGTAAGACCTGCTGGTGCAAACCATGGAGCTGCTGCATTGTCTGTAAATACATATACACCTGGTATAACAACACCTGCTGGTACAAATTCGTTTCTTCCTGTAGCTGAACCTACTTGCAACCAAGGCCAGTAAGTAGCTGCATAAGAACTGTTAACTGTTCCTGCATTTCCTGCTGCATTAGAGACCATTGATCCGTAAGGACTTAAATCTACTACTGCGATATTGTCTCCTCTATTAGAAGATAAAGACATCATTGAATCTAACTGTACTTTGTGATCTCCGTAGCTATAAATAAGACCTGGAGCTGATACGATGTTAAATACGTACTCATCTTCGTTAGATAAGATTGAAATAGCATCTGCGTAATCTGCTGCATCTAATCCTTGAATGTTAGTAGCGTTTATTTCGCTAAACATTTTGTTAGGTCCGCTAGACTTCCATAAGTTTCCTGTTGCACCGTGGAAAGATCCAGATGATACAGCTGGAAGTGATCCAGAATAAGCTGCTGTTCTAATATTGATACCATCATTAGATAAATAATCTAAAGTTGCTCTGTCTACAGATGATACTCTAATGTATCTAGATCTGTTAACATAAGAACCAACTGATGCTAAGTATACTGAAGAACCATCGCTTGCTTTAGTCTTATATTGATCACCAATTACTTTAGCAATATATCCTTCTGAGTTAGGATCTAAACTTAAGTCATTAAATGATTCTAATATTGTTTTTTCTTTTGTACTATCATCTCCTCTACGAACTAGTAAAGAGAAAGTTCCGTTAGCCTTGCTTACGTTTCCGATTTCCCATCTTACATTGTCTGATGTTCCAGATACTAAAGATCCATCACTGTTTTGTGATCCTGCATCTCCTGCTCCTGTAGAGTTATTGAATAAAGCTCCTTTTCCTAAAGTTGTTAGTGTAAAAGGGGCTGCTCCTGCATCCGCTGCAGCTATTGTACTGTTACTAGCGCCAGAAAAACTTCCGTCTACTACTCTAGTAATTAATGCCGATGAACCACCTTGTTCAAAGTAGGATTTAACAGCTATTGAAGTCAAAAATTCTGACTTAGCTGATCCTGATTGAAAAGTTGTTCCAAAAAGTCGTTGGTAAGCACCATATGAGGTTACTACAGTTGGTTCTTCAACTGGTCCTAATACTGTTGGTCCTATAAAGGCTGCTCCAGCCGCTAAAGGTGATGGTGCAATAAATGATTTATCCTGCTCGCGTGATAAAACACCTGGTGAGATTAAAGTTTCTGCCATGTTATCTTAAAATTAGATTATTCGTTCTATAATAAATATCGTTAGTAAATCGAAACAGTTTGATATAGTTGCTGTTCTATTAACATTTATAAATAGGAAAAGAGGTCCTAAAACCTCCCTTCTTTAAATAATATATAAGATCTTTTTTATTTTACGGCTGTAAACTCTCCGGTTGTAGTATTAACTGTACCTTTACCGTACTTTTCTTCAAGGGCTTTTGCTAATGTAACTTCGCTCTCTTTTAATTGAACTAAGTAATTCTGTGCTCTTTCTTTACGTTCAGATAAACTTAACTCTGATAAGCTAATTTTACCGAACTCTACTATTACGGCTTCATTGTTACTTTGAATGCTCTTAAGTTGTTTTATTTCTACATCACTTAATTTTGTTGTAGTTACTTTTGTTGTTTCTTTTTTTGCCATTTTATATACAATTAGGAATTTTTAATGTTAAATCTTGAATAAGTTTAATTTCTTGTTGTTTAATTAATTCTGTCCATAGAATACTTCCTTCATATTGATCTCCATACTTTTTAATTAGTACTTTATCTAGAGAGTAGATATTATCTATATACTTATTATACAATATACGAAAAAGTTTCTTAAAAACCAACGGATGTGCAGAAAAAAATCTTTCGTCTATAGTTTCATGCAGAATCCTACCAAATATACAGTCACTATATTTAACTCCTTTCAATAAAGGGTAAGTATGTTTGTATGCTTCTTTATAGTATTGTTTGACATTACTATCGAACGCTATACTGTCTATATCTAAATCTGGTTTACCTTTAATAATTAAATCATATTCTTCTAAGTCTTTGATTAAGTTAACTGCTCTGTATGTAGAATGTAGTATTGAAAATTTTTTAGGTAGCTCTGAAAGATCTTGTACCTCTATGTTAGTATCCACTCCTCTAAGTTTACCTAGCCATCTTTTATTCTCTTCTGTGTTCCAAGTATGTATATATACGTCACAGTCATTATTATGTATAAACTCTACAATGTTATCTTGTAATTTTTCAATATGGCCTGGTAAGATCAGGGCTATTTTACTCATAATAGTGTTCTGGTACTTTTTATACGGAATCTATCTAATACGAAATTATTAAATTTCTTAAGTAGTAAGGTCTTGATATTAAACTCTTCTACACCGTGCTTAGTCCAAGGAGAATCTAAATGGAATTTTTCGATATAGCTATTATCAAAATAATGTTCTTTGTTTAGTAGATTAGCTGGTTTAATAGCAGTGATATGTTTAGTACACATAGGATGATGCTCAAAGTGGATTTCAGCTGGTTTACAATCATCAGAAGATAAGTACATATACGGTTCATGTAGCAGGTTAGGAAGATTGGTAAACCAATTTTCTATCTGTTCTACATAGTTAATAATTAGAGGTACCTTTATTTCCGTTGTATCTATATTCCATTCTATACCTATCTGTAAACTAATTTCATAATGCTCAAGGGGGTGTGGATGGTTATCCAAATTTGGTTCCGGTAAAGATCCGTCTCGATTAGGGTAACTACAGTAGACTGAAGGCCATCTTCTTTTGTCTTCTATTCTTCTCATTTCAATACTCTTATCTAGAAAATAGGGACTGTTGTAAAAGTTTTTTAGTTGAAAAAAAAGATTTGTCTCTTTTACAATAGGATCAAAATTACTAATACCAAAATTATGATCTACTGGTTCACCTAAAAAGGTTCCTATCCATGGTTCAAACATATGAATCATTTTCAGGTTAATCTTTTTTTGTTCTGATAATGCGATTGCACTCTTGATATAGCTTACTAATTCTAATGCAGATTGAAGGGGAGAATGCCCTTTAATTATTTCATCTGGTATTTCTTCTTGACTAGACATAAGTCCATGTACTGAGTAGTCGCCTGCACTCTCTACTATTCTATCAAATCTACATAGGCTGCTCCATTGAATAATAACTGAATCTCCTTCTTTAATATCATGTTTTGTGATAGCATGTACAAACGTATTAAAAATAAATTGATTACCTCCGCCACATTTAGCGTAGTTATAACTCTCATCAAAAGTGGCTGCTAAGTAGTCTGCATATGTCGGCCATAGGTAATTTGTATAGCTACATCCGAATGCAAAAAATCTACTGTTTGAATCTTGTGTTTCCATAATGTATAACTTTGATATCTTTATTAGTAGAATAGGATCTCCATGGGTCAACTATAACAGATCCTTCCGGAAAGTCGTAATCATGGTGTTTCCCCATATGTCCTAAAAGGTATACTGCTTTGTAAGGTTTTGTAGGGTCGTACTCTACTTTATATTTCGAACCATAAGAAGATTCACAGAAATGTCCTGTAAGTATTGATGTTGATCCATCCTCGTAGTTTACATCTGGTTTATATGCTTTACCTAATATAACGATAGGTAAGTTTACTTTATTAGATTCTATTACTAATCGTTGTGCTAAGTTCTTAGCTTGTTTCTCTCTAGCATTCATTATAGCATCAAATAGATCGTAACCTACATCTAACTTTTCAGCCATATACCGTAAAGCAATATTATCTCTTGGATGACATCCTCCACCGTCTCCCATTCCTGCTTTCATATAAGTCGGACCTAGTATCCTTTGAGTTGATCTTTCTAATGCTCCTGTAATAACGTCTACATTAATATTACCTGATTTCTCAGCAACGTCCTGTATCATATTAACTAAGGCTACTTTAGTAGAGATAAAGGTATTGTAGAATATCTTTATACCTTCTGCTTCGTCCCAAGTACCTAATTCATATCTAGTGCCTTCAGTAATAAACGTTTCGTAAAATTCCAATAGTAATTTAGCATCTCCTGTTGTAGAACCGTCTTCTGTTCCTATAATAATCATTTCCGGATTAACCATGTCCCATTTTACTGTTCCCATTGCTATTAAGTAGGGGTTATAAATAAACCTTCCATTAGGTATTAAGTCAATAAATTCTCTACGGATTGTACCTGGTAGAACTGTTGATATTAATACTATGAGTTGGTCTTTAGAGACGTATTTGTTTGTTTCTTCGAGTACCTCTTTAACTATATTATAATTAAAATCTTTATTAGGTAAATGAGCAGTAGGGTATCTACCGTCATAGTCTGGGTGATGAGGTGTTGGAACAGCGATAAAAATTATTTCTCTTCCTTTGCAGGCTTCTTCTATTGAAGCTACCATTTTAAAATTTTCTGGCTCTATGTTGCTAACGTCGTAACCAACTATATCATGCTTTTCAGCCATAACTTCAGCTGCCTCTTTTCCGAGCTTGCCTACTCCTATAAATCCTATTTTCATAAACTTCTTTTATCTATTAGTAATATATGATATAAATATCAGTTATACAACTTTAGTTATTATTCTTTTATTATTGCGTTATCGATTGTCTCAAACTTTAAATCTAACATATCCCAATCATTATCATGTTTACCGTACTGTTTTACTAATCGTTTAAGAATTTCAGGAATGAATTTATGTTCTTTTAAAATTCTTTGGTAATTTTTTCTATTTCTTATTACCTTTTCTTCTGTAAGCTTTTTAATTTCATTAAAGTTATTAAAGTTATCTGAGTACAGGTATTTATCGTTAAGTTTTTTTAGTTGAGCAGAGATTCCGTTTATCCTTCGTGAATATGGAGAATAAGCATCAAAAGTGTAATCAAATAATTCGTCATAAAGTTCAAAACCGTATGTTGTTAACATTTTATTAATATGTCTTCCTCCTGCTATAACAAAAGGAACTGCCCAATTAATAGCATTAAAAGTTTTTTCTGTCCAAAAAATTCCATCTGGTTGGGATTCACTTATAATATGAATAGCCCCTTTCCATATCTCTTCTGGTGGAGAAGTTGAATATTGATTTGCACTACCTTTAAATTTATCTCCAGGAAATGAATATACCTTATTGTTATCTTCCCAGTGTTTAAAGTTATATTTTCCTTCTGTAGTATCTCTATCGTTATGCCAGGTGTAGTGTAGAGCATTATCCAGTAAAGAATCTTTAGCAAAAGTATCCATAAGTTCCATTCTATGATTATGTGCTCTGTTTATCATACAGGTACCTATCTTGTTTGGAACTATATTAGTACCTAATCTTGGGTTCAAAATATTACTTTCCTTATCTCTATGGTATAGTAAACTGCCGTATAACCAGAACATAGGCCAGTAATGTGTAGTTGTATTTTCAACAGGTATAGGATTAGATACTATTTGTCCTCTACTTCCGTATACAATGTGAAGCTGTATATCTCTATCAATCAAAAGTTTTTCCATCTCCCTAATTGAATTTAAATCTGCATTATCTGCAAATCTAGGTTGGCTAGGATCTGTTTTGATATCGCTCCAGTTAAACTCCCATTCTTCAGCATTAAAAAATAGTATTTCTTTAACAGAGCTCCTATTGTGTTTAATTGAATTATAAATAGTGTCAAACAACGTACCTGATGTATATAACTTATTGTCTTGCCATTGTCTGAGTATTAAGAGTCCATTAATGTTTTTCATAAAGTGGCGTATAAAGAATTTAGTATTTCTGTTGATGCACTATAGTCTTTAATCTCATAGTAAAGAGAAGTATATTCTTTGCTTTGTAGGTATTGTCTATCTACTCTACCTCCAAATAGTACTGCTACTCTATTATTATGTATATTAACTTCATTACTCCATTTGTTAATTAAATCATACATTAAATGGTTATTTTTCACATAAGATACTTCTTTAGTTAAATCTAGTACTAATTTACATCTTCCGTCTCTGATGTCTTGTAGTACTTTCTCGGATATAACTTTAAATCCGCTATTAATATTATTATAGAAGTAGGTGGGAGTTAGTACTTTTATTACATATAAATGTTTACTATCTACTATGTCCTTTATTTCTATATACTCTTGTGACTTTAAATCCGTAAGTAAATCAGAAGAACGGGTTCCATATCTAAAATAATCTTTCGGCAAAGTATGAAGCATAGTCATTTTATTGGATTCTTTTAGATTCCAGGTTTCAGATGTACCATTAGGCCTATTGAAGCCTAAAAGTGTATCGTACGATTCTATACTAAATTTAATTTTATCCATTATAACATAGGAGTATTAACTGCTTTTAACTGGTTTATAAGGCAATGCTGCGGTTCATTGTCTTCTCCATGTCCCCAGTTTAGTCTAATTTTGTATTCAAAATGACTTCTATTATGTGCAAGTATTTCTTGCATGTCTTTTCTCATCTCATGTAACTCAAGAGTCGACAGTAGTGAGAGTTTTTTTAATTCTTTAGCAATATGTTCTGATCTATTAGTCCAATCTCCAAACTGATCATATTCTTCATTAAACCATTTACTAAACGTTTTATACCCTTCACATTTTAAGTATTGAAGAGTACCTACAGAACCTAACACAAAAAATGGATGTCCCATAATAATAGGTTTCCATATTTTTTCAGATACAAATAATGTCCCTTTACTAACTAATGTTTCTGTTATTACTGAGCAAAATGTAGACTCGTAATCTTGTATTTCTATATTACATGCTAAGTTAAAAAAAGTAGTTTTATTATCTATTTGCAAAGGTAGTTGTTTTGCTACTTCTCTCCAATCTCTATCATAGACTCCATGTTGCCTTATAGGATTAGAGTGGTGTGCATCTACAGGTTTACCTAAACTTGCTCTTCCTCTATCTAAAATACCGTACTCTTGTAGTTTAGTTATGAAATGTAAACGTGCAGGTCTAGGTGCTCTATTATAGGTAAGAAAAAGTTGTTTATTATCTACAGGTTTAAACTTACTTACGGGGTTTATTACTTCATTTTTATTCCAAGCACTAAATGCTTCATAGTGGTGTACTCTAATGCCGTTGTTTCTAACTTTAATGTGGTCACTAGCAATAGCATTACCTGTAATAAAATGAACACTGTTTTTAGGAAAACCTGCTTTTATTCTCCAATTTTCTACTATTTCAATATCGTTATTACCCTCCATTTGAGAATACCCTTCAAATACATACCAGATAACAACTTTGCATCTCTTTTCTATGACATCCTTCTTAAACCTTTCATGCATTAAATCGAAACCTATATCAATATTAAGTTTGAAGAAGTCTGGGTTGAATACGTTAACTAGGTATATGTGTTTTTCGTTATGCTCTAATGTTTCGCTATCTTTCCAAATAATCTCTTCTGAATAAAATGTATGAGGGTAAGCATCGTTGTTAAGCTTACCGTGATCAAAAAATTCTCCTGTTTCACCAAATATGTTCCATGTACCTAAAGTATAAGGTATGTGAAATTTACCTGTTTCTTTCATATACCATGAAGGAGACGATAGATTTGGTCTAGGTCCTTTATATATAGAATCGTAATTTTCTCTAGATAATGTTATCATACGTACTCTTTCTTTACTAAGTATTCGTATACTATTTTTGCGAGTGCTTTGTGTCCGTATTTAGTCGGATGAGAACAAGGAGTCCAGTATTTATTTTCTTTACCTATATATTGTCCATACCAAGCATAATTACCTTTCTTTCTTAACTTTGGTTGTTTATTAAGGATAAGGAGTTGATCTATTAACTGTATGTCTTCTTCTCCGTACATCCAATTATTAAAATCTATCTGATCTATAATCTTGCTTTGTCTATTTTGGTCGTCCTCAGTTGTATCGGACATAATATTTTTAATCATTAAGCTTTTATAGCCCAGGTCTTCCATTTGATTAATAACTACTAAGTTTGCGTTATTGAGCTTACACCAGTTCTGCAGTTCAACTAAAGTAGAAATGAATTCTAAAGTAGTAGATTTATCATTAAATATTGCTGTTCCATATCCTATCCATAAGTCTTTATGCCCTAATCTATCTTTGTCATCGAAATCCGGATCATGAGGCCAAATAGTTTCAAATAGATTACCCGGTCCTAGGTCTGTATCTGGAGCTATAAATTCAAATCTACAAAACTGAGTAAAGGAAAATACAATGGTTATCTCAGAAGCTAAAGTAGCATCAAATTGAGGAGAAAATGTAGTTAGTTTTTTCACAGCATTACGGTTACCTTTGCCTCTATTACCTAGATTTATTATATTGTAATCTTTTAAATGATTTTTCTTTAGTTGACTGGGCCATGAGTTGTTTCTCTCCATTTCAGTAAAGGTATTAATTACGCTTTGCTTAGTAGGTTCCATCCAATCTAATGTTTCCCAGATACCGTCATCATAGGCACCTTGTCCTTCAGTAAATGAATCTCCTATTGTTATAATAACTTTATCTCCTCTCTTAATCATCTTTATTTATTTACAGTAATTGCAAAATGAATCAAAATTAGATGGCTTTTGAAATCTTACGTTATTCTCCATCACTAACTTATTATATTCTACAACTCCTCTTAATTGACTAAACCATTCTAACTTATCTTCAATACTTCTTGTACTAAATGCTTTTATCCATTCTATGATAGCATTCGTTCTTTGTACATCATTTAATTTATCATACTCTTCTGGGATCATAGCATCAAAGGTTTGGTACCCGTATTTAGTATGTAAATACTCTAAGCTATCTCTACCTCCAAATACAATAAATGGATGATTTGCAGCTATTGGTTTAAATACTTTTTCACTTAAGAAAACTGCTTTATTTTTATCCTCAAATTGTGCTTCACTTACAATAGTAACAAAAGAATCTAACATAGGTTGTTCATTTAACCTGTTTATAAACTCTCCAGCGTCAATATTATCATTTTCTCCGAATGTAGGTACATTATCATAGTATAAAGGAAGAGTTTTTGCTGCAGGACCTAAATCAACTGTTGTAAGAACTTCTTCTCCCATATTGCATCTTTGGTCTAATTCATAACTAAACTTATTCATGCTAACTATTCCTTCTTTAAGTAAATCTTTCTTATGAAGCATAGTGTACATCCATATCCTATGTTGTCTAGGTCTTCGGTTTAAGAAATTGTATACTTTTATTTTTTCTTTATTAGCATGTTTATATTTTAAATGATCATCAAATGTAGGTGCATAAACGTCTGGCTGTTTACTGTTAAGGTATATATCTGCTTCAAAATGACTATACCCTAGAACCTTAATAGTTTTAGTTTTATTGTCTCTCTCGTACTCTTCTTTATGTTTATGTATATTTAGATCACCTGTAATAAACATTATGCTCTCCACAGGGATATTAAGTCTATCACACTCCTCTTTGAAGAAGTCAAACAGAGTATCGTCGTAGTATCCCTCTAAAGAATTATCAAACACAATTAAAGCTTCTTTCTTTTGAGCTTTAAGTATATGTTTCATATTAATTGCTGAGAATATTGATGCTCCATTTTTTTTCATCCAATGCTCTGGTGCTGCATGAACACCTATTGGGTATATGTACTTAATGTTCTGTATTTTAGAGTCAGTACCTAAGTACTTATTAATCCTATAACTATTATTTAAACCAAAACAAATGTTATCCCGAGTATCTCTATCATCATACATTTCTGGTTTAAGAATAGGTGTGCTAAAGTTTTTTAGTACATCCAAGTGTATGAAGTAAGGGGAAGATGTTAAATGCGTGCCTTTCCACGATCTATCTCCATTAAATCCGTCATGTGTATCAGTAACTATGTTCATCTTATTTTTTCCAAAAACTATACAATCCTTTATCTATTTCGTAACTATCCCAAACAAATCTTTCTCTATTTGGTTGCTTCTTAGCCCAATTCCACATTTTTTCTAAACCTTCATATAAGTCTGTCTTATATTCATATCCAAGAATATCAATAGATTTTTGATATGAGGGGTAAGCGTCTTTAACTTCATGTCTACCTTCTAAGTACTCAACTGTACCGTTTTTAATAACGTCTCTCAGAATTGCGTTTGCTTCATTTATAGAGTGAAACTTTGTACCGCCGAGGTTAATTGTTTCGCAACAAGCTTCTTTTAGTGTTGCGGCTTTCCATAATGGTTCCAAACAGTCATCTATAAAAGAGAAAGCTCTAGTCTGGGTTCCGTCACCAAATATTGTCATTGGTAAATCATTAATGTATTGGTACATCCAAATTCCTAATACATTTCTATATTTATCCCATATGTTTTGCCCTGTACCGAATACATTATGTGGTCTGATAATGCAGTACTCTAATCCATGTTGATCGTGAGCTACTTTTATATCCATTTCACAAGCGTATTTAGCAATACCGTAAGGGTCTATTGGTGAAGGTATATCAGACTCTTCAAAGGGTCTTTTTCCTTCCCATCCGTGTCCATATACAGCCATAGATGAAGTAAAGACTAATCTTTTTACATCGTGAATTATACATTCATTTACTATTGCAGCTGTTGCTATAGTATTATTAGTATAGTTGTATTTTCTTATAAAAGGAGATAAACCTTCTGCTGCATAGGCTGCAAAATGAAATACATATTCTGGTTTATGGTATTCAAATATACCTGTTAGGTCTTCTTTTGCTATATCAGTTTCATAGAAAATGATTCTCTTGTCTATATTTTCTCTATAACCTCCTGAAAGGTTATCGATTCCAACTACTGTGTATTCTGGTTTATTATCTAAAATCCATTTAGCTAACCTACTACCTAATAGCCCTGCAACACCAGTTATTACTATTTTTTTGTCCATAATCCTGTTATTTGTAGAGTATATCTTGGTTCAATACCAATATTACTAGCAGCATGCTCTACATCTGTGCTATAAATTACATAATCTCCTCTTTTCCAATTTACTATAGCCTTTCCTTCTGCTTCAAAATAATGTCCAGGCTTCCAGTCTTCTATAAATATGATGGCTCTACATACTCTATCAATACTTCTTTCTAATTTAAACCTTTTACAGTATGTCTGAAAGTGGTCAATATGTGGAGGCATAATTTCAAGCTGTACCATTTTATAGAAGGTATAACCACAATGTGTTAATCCTAATTCATTTGATACATCTTCTACCCATTCTGGCATTGGGTTTTTACTATTATAAAGAGCTCCTAGAAAAGTATCATGAGTGTATCCTTGATTTCTCCAGTTATTTAGTTCTTTTTTGTTTGTAAGATTCTGTTTTGTATAAGGAAAATGCAAATATTCATTTCCCATTACTGTGTTAATCTTACCTTGTTTAACCCAATTATCCATATTTAATCTCTTACCATATCAGCAGTGCAGCAATGAAAAGAACCTCCTAATGTTCTGGAGTGTCTTATATTTAAGTCCAAAGCTTCAATCTTATATTTTTTAAGTTGCTTAATTAATTCTGTTTGTCTATTATCTACACATACTGTATTTTCGTCTAACGAAATAAGATTTATTCCTACCCATTCTGATGCTCTTAGTACTCCTTTGTATCCTATATCTACCATTGGTGCTGCATATATAATATCCCACCCTTTAAAGAGTTTTGGCATATTCTTTTCGTTAATTCTAGATGGATTAACTAATGCTAGTCCGTCTCTTAGAATGGCAATTGTAGAATCTATATGAGAATAGGAATACATATTTTCTAAGTAGTGTACATTGTATTTATCTCCTAATATATTTTTTAACCAGGTATGTCCTTTTTTATTACCTGTATTAGAGTTTAAATACAGAATGTCGTCGTTATGTCTTAGTATATTTGCTGCATCAAAGACAGGTTCAACATTAGTTAATGTTAAATCCTTTAAATTAGTTCTTTGGTAAGAATCATCTGTTAATCTTGGTTTAGGTGCACATATCCATTTAGATCCTTTGTCATTATATTTTATAAAAAGGTCCCTATAAGCATCCGTTTCAAACTGTCTGGATCTTAACGTCATAGGTGATTCTATAAGGGTATCTCCTATTACTGTCATAGTATCTCTAGGACAAAAGGTATAGTATTGATCTGTCTCCCAATATCCGTTAGATACGGTCTTAGTAGTATCTATTATATCAGGTCTGTGTACTATAGCTCCAAAATCCTGCAAAGCTTTTGTTAATAGGTCAAGATCTTCTATAGACTCTTCATAAACTTTAGGATCAAAGAATCCTAATTCCTTAGAAGGTATATTATCTTTGTCCGCATAGTTAATAGCATGGAGATCAAAACCATGTCTAGGCATATTTGCATTGTCGACTCTTCCGACAATTACTTCTCTTAATTTACCGTATTCATTTTTTACATTAACCATTTGAAAATACTTTATAGTTTGTTAAATCTGGGTAGTTCTTATATGACCACTCTTTAGGTTTAGTTGCTACTGCATCAGGTATTTTATGAATACCCATTAGAGCAGTTTCAGGAGTCATATAATAATGATACCCTGCTGTATTAATTTCTTGTTTATCCCAAGGTAGTGGAGATTTAATATCTCTACCATCGTAAGACATTCTCCTTAGTTCATCTGCTGCTTCTTCATTATCAGTTAAGATCATCCCTCCTCTTCCTAAGTTCAAATGCTTCTTAAATTGAAAACTTAGTACCATAAAGGTCCTATCAATATACGAACTTTCTTTCCAATACACTGCTGAATCTATAATATTTTCAGTTATATAGTAATAATCGTACCAATTTTCATCTTTCCAGGTTAGTTCTAAGGTTAATTTACTAGCTAACATAGGAATAGATAGATACGTATGTTTTGGTACCTCAATTTTTTTAGCTTTTGTGTATCTGAGAGCTAATTCTAAACCATGAGTACAACAGTCTACTGCTACTGCAAATGGAGCTCCATAATGACGAGCTATTTGTGATTCGAATATGTTTACAGTTGCAAATCCCATTAGTTAAGTTTTGATATACAATTAAATGCATGTTTTATGTTAACGAGTATTTTGTCTATAGGGTCAGTAATGTGGTAAGTTAGTAGGTCTGTGCTATATGCTGCTACCAAAGTCCAAGTTGATACCGGATGTCCTAATATAATTTTACAAGTTCTTAATGCTGATTGATCTATTACTGTTTCTAGACCTGTTCTTTCTAAGTTAGTAGATTCGTATAAGTGAGTACTGTGTATGTATTTAGGTATATGCTTATAAAAATCATCTCTAGTAAATACTTTAGTGCCTTCAGGTAATAGATCTGTAATCTTCTTAAGTTCTATAGTAGGTAGATCAGTAGAGATATAAAACTGTGCTTTTGGTCTTTCTGCTATGATGTCCTGAAGCAACCTAGTAACTTTTCTATCATTTACATACTTGTATATAGAATCTTTTGATCTGGGATTATTCTGGTTTAATAAATCATTATCCTGTAATGTTTCACTAAACTCTAACATTTCTTTTTTAGATTTAAATACTCCTGATCCTCTTCTCAAATGCACTCCTATAGTGTTAGTTCCAAGTACTTTCAAAAAACTTTTTCTAAATGTTGGATCTATAACTTTTATTTCTCTACTTCCTTTACGTGTTTTATATTTAGTGTCTTCGAGTACTAAATCTACTTTGCTCCAATCGAATGCTGTATAGTAGTCAATATTATTTTTAAGCGTATCAGTTTTTCCGTCTAATATGTCATCAACCATTTTATTTGTAATAGGTAGAAGTTTTGTCCACTTCTCTTTATGGTGATCAAAATCCCATTTAGCTATTTTGCTTTGAATTTCAGAATCAGTATGCCATATCTGCCAGGTCTTCATACCCGGAAAGTCTAGAAATTTCTTTTCATGCCAAAAGTGCTGTTCTACTTCTGTATCATGGTCTGTACCGCAAATCATTTGTAATTTATATACTGTTTCCCAATGTTGTATTCTATTTCCATATCCTGTATCAAACTCATGGTGCCCACCTCCCCATGGTTCTAGTACTCTTATTTTATAATGCAAGTCTATATAATTTTAGTCCATTTAGATTTTTTCTTCTCCACATCCGGTGCATATTCGCCTGCCGGGTCAGCCTTCTTCTTCTTAATGTTTACACTTTTCCATTTAGTTTTAATTTCATGTTTAGGTTTATCTATATCTGGTTGGTACTCGCCTGATTCAAAATGAGTAATTGCTCCGTTATTAACTTTTACCTGTGGTATATTTTTATCTACTTCGATAGAGTCGTACCATTCTACCAGTTCTGGGAATGTTTCTCTAAAGTTAAGGTTTTTTCTTACATCGTATTGTTCATAGAAACTTTTAAAGTCATGATAATGTTTAGTTTTATCTTCTTCTGTACTTGTATGTCCTTGCTCTACTACGTCTACATATTTAATCAACCTTTCGATTTGAGCTTTTTCATGATCCATCATTAATGGATGGTCTTTTTTACCCTCATACCATGTTGATAACTTCTTATATACCTTAACTTTTTCAGAATCAACTAGATTTAATGGTGATTGAAATGCTGGCCATCTTAATATATTTAAGTCAATACCAGGTGAGTTCATTCCATATTTTTCTTTAAGAGAAAACATATCATCCATAAATTCAGTAATAGAATAGAGACATAGACTGTTAATAGTCATCATACATATAACTTGATTGTAATCTGCTTCTTCTATAAACTTAACTAAATTAGCTCTCCATTGATCGTAATCTAATCCTGATCTAATATAGTTTGCTGCTGGTCCATAAGCTTCACAACTGGTATATAAATCAAAACCTTTAATATCTATGTCCTTTGTAGTGTCTATAAGCTTTTGTATAAGCTTAGGATGTACCATAAGGTTAGAATTTACTGCTAAAGTTAAGTCTGGAGCTGGGTGCTCTTTAACTGTCTCTAAGAATTTCCAAAAGTTATGAGATGCAGATGGCTCTCCTCCTGTAACTCTTAATTCTTGTAGGTGTTTTGATAATTCTGGCCACCATTCAACAAAAGCTTGAACGTATGGATTATTGTCATTATATTTACCAAATAAGTCTGCCCATGACCCATCGGCATGATATGCTCCTGCAGAGGTAGTTTTAAAATCTTGGTAAGGTCCGTTTGTTTCAATATCTTTAGCCCAAGTTGTTGAGTACCCAGCATTACAGTATGAACAAGCTAAATTACAGGTCCTATCAAAAGATACTTCTACTGTTTTTAACATAATATCAGCATCCCAAGGTGCATTAGCTGCATCTTCTATTTCTTGGTCTGTATATATTCTACTTTTGAAGATTCTATCTCCTGCTGTATTAGGGTCAATGTCTTCTACTTTCCAGCAATAAGAACATTCTGCTGGTCGAACACCTTCAAGCATCATTTTTCTTATCTTCTTTTTAAACTGAGTATTATGAAGTGCTGATGGATTTTTTTTAATCTCTTCTAAGTCAATCGGGTGCGGTAAAGGTAAGTGACATGAATTAGTGTACCCGTGACCTAAGTGGAGACTGGCATTGTACCATTTAGCTGCACAAAAACTTTTACTTACTGAGTCTAGGTGATCAGCTTTCCACTTTATTAATTTATCTGTATCTGACATTTATATTTTATTTATGAAATTACAATTACCTGTTATGTCTACTGATTTATCGAATATAAATTCTTCGAATAAATGATGACAAAGCAGATTACCGTCTTGCTCTATTTTAAATTCTTGTAACGAAATGTCAGTGTAGTTGAGATTAAAACCGTTTTTAGGAAAATTACCTGCTCCAAAAATAATATGAGGATTATCTTCGATTGCAAAACCTTTTTCAGTTAGATCCAGACTAAGAACTAATCGTTGACTTATAAATATTTCAATTTTCTCTTTTGCTACGTGTTCTATACGAACTTTTAATTGAACTCCATCAAATATCGGATGAGGTAGTTCATCGTAGTTCGTTTCTCCTAGTTTATTCATTAAAGTAAACAGTAGTCTACCTTCGTATATGTCTAATGCTGTATAGTGTGGTAGAAGGGTAAACAGCGTACCTATCACACCTTCTACTTTATTAACTATCATATTAATAGACAGTACAAAGTTGTTCTCTCCTGTTAATTGTTTTGTTGCTGGATTCTCAGGAAATGTATCACATATATGGTTTGGCCATAAGACCCATGGATTACCCTCTTTTATGTTTAGCATAGAATTCTTTTAGTTCTGGAAATGTTTCTTGAAAGTTTGTACCTCGTCTTTCGTCTAATTGGTCTACAAAGGTTACAAATTCCTTCCTAAATTTATCTACGCTAAACATACTCTTGCCAATTGCGTAGTCATAGATTCTTTTTATCTTTTGTATTTCAACATTTGAAAAGCCGTAATTATCTTGATGATACTCTTTCATACCATAATATAGTGCTTTTTTGGCAGAATTCAAAATTAATTCCTTATCTTTATCCTCTAATATTTTAACAGATAAATGTGATGGCCACCTAAGGTAGGAAGTATCTAATGATACTGCTGATATTTTATATCTTTTACCGTTATGATGTTTCTTTTTCATCTCAAATATTCTATCTAGTAAGTGATCGTATGAAAATACTGATAGGGCATTAAAGGTAGCCATAATATTGATCGTAACTTTAGGTAACTCTGTAAGTATCTTGTCTACATTTTCCCAAAACTTCTCATAATCTAAACCGAATCTTGTATATTCTGCTTGTGCTCCTTTTGCTTCTACAGATGTATATACTACAAACTCTTTAACCTTGTCTTGGTCAGTAATTATCTTAGCTTTAGCAATAAACTTATCTATTAATGCGTCAGGTACTCCTAAGTTGGTGTTTATACCAATCGAAAGTTTAGTATTAGGATTTTCTTCTTCTATAATATAATCTAGTACTTTAAAGGTATCTTTTGATAATAAAGGTTCTCCTCCTGTAATACGGAACGTATGTAGATCTCTATATAATGAAGGCCACCATTTCCACCATGCTTCAACATAGGGATTATACTCTGATTGTAGCAATGGCATTTCATTTTTCTTTCGTAATGTTTCGATCTCATTAAATTGTCCGTCTGCTGCTTTGTATGGTCCGTGTTTTTCTATTTCTTGTACCCAAGTAGATGAGTACTGAGGTCCGCAGTAAGCACATTTAAAATTGCATGTATTAGAAAAAGACACTTCTACATACTTTGGATTAATATCATCTCTCCAATTGGATTTTGCAATTTGATCGAATTGACCTATTGACCACTCTTCAGAAGACTTAAATACTCTATCAGAAAATGAGTTAGAATTATCTTCTACACTCCAACAGTAGTTGCATTCATCAGGTTTACCTCCCTCTAACATTTCCTTACGTTTTAATTTCTTAAAACGGGTATTATGTAGTGCAGATGGATTCCTTTTAATCTCTGCTATAGAAATTTTATGAGGAGTAGGGTGGTGACATGAATGTGTCATCCCGAGTCCTAGATGTATAGTAACTTGTGTCCATTTTGCTAAACAAAATCCACATCCTACTTTATCTAATTTATCTTTTACTTGTTGTGAATTCATAGTTTAATGTTTATCATCTTCGCCCAAGGAGTAAGTACGTCTTCTCCTAATAATTCATAATTCACTTGTTTTATTCCGTCTTGCTTATAATCTATTTTACCGTTTTGCATTTGTAATACATAACGTTTTTCATTCTCTGCTGTCGTTTCTCCTTTAACAAATTTACCTCCTATTATGCCTTCATCTTCATGTGGTAAACATCTAAATCTACCTTCCCTTCTAAAAGGTAAAATTGAGTTTGGAATTTCTATATCTTCTATTATAGTTTCGGTAGCATAATCATCAACCTTATCATGGTCTGGGTTATTAAAGTCTAAATTTATTTTAAGTTCATCTTGAGGTATATTGTTATGTAGGTCTGCAACCTCTTCTGGTCTTAAGTCTCTTCCCCAAGCAAATACTTTTGCTATATCTCCTTTGAAGTACTTAATAGTGCTTTCATCTTTTTCAGAAGGAGTAGTACCTAAGTACCAATCTGCTGATCCATACCCTTTCAATTTACCTTGCCATTTATAAGGCGATGGACTTCCAATTCCACCTCTAGAATCTACTTCACTGCCGTTTAAGTACATATGAGAGAGTTGCTCTCTATTAGAGAATACCATTGTTACCCAACTCCATTGTTCATCGTACCTCTTTACCCACATATAGTTATGTTGGTTAAACGAGTTCCAATATGTAGCTGATATAGCTCTAGAATTATTAAATCCTATACCGTAATCATACCCTGGTATTCTTAGAACTGGGTATTCTACATATTTTCTGTCTTTCTGACCGATTAAGAATATAGGGTTCTTTTCAGGTTGCTGACGGGGTCTCATCAATACTGATATAGTGTGACTTTTAGAAGTTAGCCCTCTTAATTTTCTTTCAAAAGGAATTTTAATGAAAGAATTATTTCCGTTAAATCTCCTATAAGTTTGTTCTTGAGGAGTTTTAGTTATAAAAGTATTATTAGTAAGCCCTTCTTCATGGCATCGCCAAAATAAATCATCATCTTCCATACCCCAATCCCAATAATTATTAGAATATCCGTTTGTTTTCTCTAAATGCTCTTTAGTAAATACAACTGCACCTCCAAAATATTCATGATATTTAAGTTGGTAATTCATTTGTGATATCTTAGTAGCAATATGTCTTGGTCCTTCTGTAGGGTAAGAGTAATCTGCTCCTTGTTCTGGTATCATGTCTATATCATGAAACACTACATAGTCGCATCCTTCTTCAAAAGCTACTTTAGCTGCAATATTCTTAGTAGCTCCTCTATTAAAAAGCTTATCGTCAGCTTGATGACAAAAGTACATATGAAATTCTATGCCCTGTTCTTTTAAGTACTTACCTGTTTTAGGTATGAACTCATTTAGATGTTCTTCTCTATTACGGTAAGGTACACATACTCCTAGTTTCATAATTTTACTGTTAAGTGGTGAAAATTAGCTACATCAATTATACTGTGTACCTTGTATTTTAAAGTGTTGATTCCATCTTCTGTTGTATCTCTATACCCTCGTTTAACTTCATTCATAAACCTAAGTTGATTATACCTTGTTGTAATATCTTTCCAACCGGTGTTTAGAAACCCATTTTCACCATGTTCTAGTTGTCTATATTTTGATGTTCTTCTAAATGGAATAGATATAAAGTCTGTTATATCCTCCTTGTATGGCACTATTTCAACGTCATTTAATTCTCCTAAAATATGATCTTTACCTAAGTCTACTACTTTGTAATCTTTTATAGTTAAAGGTACAAAGTTATGTTGTAAATTTTGTTGGCTCTTGTACGAACCAAATTGCATACCCAATGGAACTCCTTTATTAGTAGCAACAGAATGTACTTCTTTCTGTGAAAGAGGTGAATTCCATATAGCTACTTGCTGTATTCTACCTTTAAAGAAATGTTCTTCTCCTTTACGTGCAGGGAATGAAGCTCCAATATACGAGTGTTTTTGAGACTGGTAATTTCTTAAACCTGTAGGAATAATCTTAGAGCATTCTTTTATTCCATTAAAGTACAAAGTAAGTTCTTTTAACTCAGTATCCCAGGTTACTGTTATATTAGACTGTAATGGTGGTTTAACTTTCGTATTTAAGTAGTGATGGTTTCTTTCTGAGTCAAATAATTCAACGGTAAATCTACCAAAACTAGTGTACATTATATTGAAATCATATCCAGGTATACCAAATATAGTAAAATTATCTTTGTCTTTTAGGTGGTCATACGTTATCTCTTCTGGTTGAGCTGTTACTGTAATCGAAAAATCACCTCTAGTCCTAAGCTTATTAGGAACTTTAATATATGCTGAATTACCGTTAAACTTAAAAGCTGAGGTATTACCGGAAGCTGCTTTGTAAGGTATTGTATCTAATTTAAGTCCGTTTAGTCTTGCTCTAAAAAGTAGATCATCATCTTCGAAACCCCATCCCCAGTATTCATTAGAAAACCCATTAATACTTATAAAATCATTAATAGGAAATAATGTAATACCTCCGAAGTATTCAGGGAACGGTAAATTCTGTGTAGCTAAATGTATAGGGTATTTTGAATATTTATAATCTACGTCAGTAGGGAGCATATCAATATCATGCAATACTATGTATTCACATTCTAACTCTTTAGCTTTAAGTACACCTATATTTAATAACTTCCCTCTATTGAAAATCTTTTCATTGTCTTGTTCTACAATAACTAGTTCGTAAGGTATCTCTTGTTGAGATAATGCATAATGTATAGCTGTCTTAAACTTAAAGAGCTGTTCGTACCTATCTCTATATGGTACAATAACTCCTAGTTTAGGTTTACTCATCTACATTCTCTGCTTTAGTTAGGTTAGTATGCCATTCAGCTAAATAGAATTGAAGTCTATCTCCCCATTCGTCTTTATCTATTTCTTCAAACCACACAGTAAGTGCATCTAAACTCATTGCGATTTTTTCTAAGGCTTTAACTTTTCTTTCTTCTTGTATAACTTTTTCTTGAGCTATAACTTGTTCTTGTGTTTCCTTACTCATATCTTAACTATTAATTTACGTAATTTATCCCAGTGTTTATAATCTATATAATCAATATACGAACTTTCAGTTAAATTATCAACTAAAAATTCAGGTTTTTCAATGTCAATTTTCCAATCACTGCGTGCTATTGCTCTATACATTTTACTGTATTCTTTAGAAAATGCATATTCTTGTTTAATATCTGCTACTTCTTGTATTCTACTTAGACACGTACTATCCCACTTAAAGTGGTGTACCTGAGTGAATACTTCTTCTATAGGCATTCTCTTAGGATGTGAATCTCCCCAGCTATTAGTACCGTCTTTAAATTGAGCATAATGCTGTCCAGATGTAACATCTTGATATCCTTTCATTAATGTACATTTATTGGGACATGCTCCAGACATCGGATATCTAAAGAAACCTGCTAAAGGAAAAGCTTCGTTAATATTAGTATCTCTCGTAACTAAGGGGAAAGTACCATTAGTACCTACTCTATCTATGAACCCACCTGTGACAAAGTCATAACCATGTCTCTCACACTTCTCTATGATGTCTTCAATCGGTTCTGGGTATACTTGTAATTCATCATCATCTGATACTATCCACCAGTCGTTTGGGCGTTGGTTTTTTACATAATTATAGAGCTCTGTTACTCTTTCCCAGTTGTACTTATCTTCTGTTACAACTAAATAAGGTTTTATCCCTAGTTCTTGTATTTCCTCTAAAATACCGTCATCTTCTGATGATCTATAAACTACTATATATGCTTTTTCAATATCGCGTTCATAGTGCTTTAACATATGGGGTAACATATGTGTATTTTTGCCGACTACTGTAACTAAGTTAGGTTTCATTTTTTACGTAATATAGTTAATCCTGTTGAACTTGGTTTAGTAGGTAAGTTTCCTTCATTAAAAAAGTCGAATCTTTGCCATTCATCTGATATCTCTTGTATAAATTTAGCTGGTCCGTTAGCGAACTCTTCGTGATGGTGTTGATCTGATACATCTTTGGTTACTATATGGTTGTTAGCATAAGTGATGTCTGTATCGTGTATTGATATAATAGCGTTAGGGTTAAGAATTTGACTATATAGTTCAAAATCTTCTTTTACGTTTTCGTATGAATGTCCTGCATCAATATGTAAGTAGTCCACCTTTATATCTTCTTTTACGAAAAAGTTATGAAATGCTTTTACTGTTGTTGTATTAATTACTCTAGGATGAAAAGTTTTCCGTAGAAATGAGTCTTTATCTAACCAATCTACATTACCTCCTATTCCGTTTGCTGCGTCTACTAAGTAAGTAGCTCCTATATCTCCCCAGTTAAAGTCTTTATTGCCAGTAAAAATTTCTTGGTCATAAAGATCTATTCTAGCTTGAGTCATAATTCGGGGTATAAATCCAGCTCCTGAACCTAAACATACGCATACCTTAGCTCTCATATATTGAATAAAAGAGTATATAAGCATTCCATCTCCTAAATGGTACTTAGTAGCTCCATGAGTCCATCTGTAGTCTACAGGTTCATGCTTAACCTTAACGTTACCATCCTTATCTAAACTGTAAGTCTGGTTGTTAGTTATCTTGTCAAATATAAAACCTTTGTCAACTATGCTCATTTATTGTCTTTTTATGCTACTTAGATCTATTAATTTATGAAAATTAATGCAATTAAGCAACATTTCTGTCTCTTCTTTATATGGATGGTCTGGGTCATCTTTTTTATACCATGCTTTTAGTGGCCCATAATGTCTAAAAGTATCCCAACTATCTTCAATAGATATAATACCTTCCCCAGGTTTTGATTCCCATTGCCATTTATCACAGTCCCAAGGAGTTGATATAACAGGAAGATAGTCTACTTTATTTTTGTCAAGTAAGTGTCTAAGAAGTAATTGTTCAGCAAATATAAGGTACTTGGAATGTGGAGCTTTGAGAAGAGTAAGTTCTTCCATTAATTTAATACTTAAATTTGCATATTTCTGAGTAAATATAGGATCTGGTAAATAAAGAAAGGATACGTTACATGATTCTGTTTGCCATCTTGCTCTATAAGATAATTTTCTTACGTATGGATCTAAGTTAGTAGGATAGTATCCTCTACCGTTTTCGTAGTTAGCTACTAAAACTCTGCCTTCTTTAAAGTTATGTTTGAAGGGCTTAAATACTAAAGTATCTCCGTCCATTATAACACATGGTTCAGTTTGAAGTGCTAAAACTTGAAGTTTAGTTCCGGCCCAAAATACTTCTTTATTGAAATTATGTTCAAAGTCAATAGATATGACTTCATCCCATAGTGAAAGAACCTCTAGTTTATTAAGGAGTTCATACGTCATAGGGTCGACGTATATTACAGTATGATCTTCTGGATGGTTCCGTTTCCATAAAGAAACAGAGGCAAACATAACGAGTAAATTAAATTTACTATAAGCTTGAGTATCTCTTTTTAGATTCTCGTGTACCCAAATTATTTTCAAAACCTTTCATTTTTAAATTATGTTGTAGGATCAGAATGCGAGGAGTCAAAATACGCATAGAAATTAGGGACTCCTACATGAGTTGACGAAGTCAAGGTTATAGTACCAGTTGTAGTACCTGCTCCTGATGTACTTTGTGCACTACCTGCTCCTCCTGCAGTATCTCTAAATGAGTGGAATACGTAGGGGTATGTTGCGGTTGCTGTAATAGTAATAGAAGCTAAAGATCCAAAGTTAACATTTTTGAGAGAATGTACAGTTGTTTGAGCAGCTAAAGTATATCCTGAAGTAACAGAAATACTTCCTCCTGTTTCTGGTGTAACAGTTCCGTATAAGAAATCATTCCCTCTAAGTTCTGATAAACTATGTGGTTGTGAATCGGCTGGCTCTAATGTGGTAAATATACCATTCATACTCAAATTAGAGTTAGAAGAAAAATGATTATGCCAAGCATCTATTGTTGCCATTGAGACTGCTGCATTCGATGCGTATGAATATACTGCCATGTTATTACTTTTTAATTATTTTATTAATAGGAAACATTTTACCTAACTCTACTTTTAAAGCTCCGTATGTAAATTCAAATAAATTACTAATTAATTCGTTATTTATTTTATTCTTAGTCTCCGTACTTTCACTTATTATTACTTTTTCGTTTTCAATTACATCTTTATATTTAGTAATTTCATCTCCATTATCGTCAAAGCTAATATAGGGTTTAGACTTTATTACTTCTCTATCTTCGTATTTTGGAATTGAAACTTCCTGTAATTCTGCAACTTTGATTCTGAATTGGTTAGGAATATTGATTTCTTGTCCTTCATCGTCTTTATCTTTATAGTAAATAATTTTAGATCCTATAAGACCTTCAGCATTCTTTAAGTCGTCTTCCAGGTACTCCCTGTTAAACTCTTGTGCTCTCTTATAATCTAACCACGTTGTAGTAGTTATCAATACTTCAGATGTTACCTTATTGAAACGATAATTATCTATCCTAACATAAGCTTGCTCTGTAGGGCCACTACTTGTTTCTAAATCTATATTTAATATAAAACCCATTCTATCCTTTATTTGTTTTCTAATTTTTCTACTTTAGCAGATAATTCTTTTACTGCTTCAATTAATAAACCTGTAATTTGTGCATAGTTAACAGACTTCATACCTTCGTCGTCAGTTAATACTAATTCTGGAAGTATTGCTTCTAATTCTTGTGCTACAACTCCAATTGATCTGCTGTTATCAGCTATCCTAGTAAATTCTACACCTCTAAGAGCTTTTGTTTTGTCTAATGCTCCATCGATCGTTACGATATCTTTTTTAAGTCTTTCATCAGAGTAAGCAGTAATGTCACTATCAGCTACTATTCTACCACTAACGTCTATACCTGAAGTATCTACTCTTAGTCTCTCAGTACCGTTTACTACTGTTCTAGTCCAAGCATTGTTAGAAAACTGAATATAGTCGCCTGAATTTAATCCTACGTGCGTAAGACCGTCTCTTAAATCTGCTTCAATACTAAATGCACCAGCACCAGATAAATCAAGTCCTGCTCCAGCAGAATAAGTTGTGTTCGTATCTGTATTAGTTGTATAAGAAGGTATTCCAAATGTACCATCATGCTTTAAGAAGTGTCCTGCTGTTCCTGTAGTTGGAACATGGCCGTTATTACCACTTCCAATTTTAGTTCTTATTTGGGCTGCAGTATTCTGAGTGTTTGTATTTGTATTAGTTGTATAAGAAGGTATTCCAAATGTACCATCATGCTTTAAGAAGTGTCCTGCTGTTCCTATTGATGGTACAACTCCGCTGTTACCAGTCCCTACTTTAGTTCTTATTTGGGCTGCAGTATTCTGAGTGTTTGTATTTGTATTAGTTGTATAAGAAGGTAATCCAAAAGTACCGTCATGCTTTAAGAAATGTCCTGCTGTACCTACAGTTGGTACGTGACCGTTATTACCACTTCCAATTTTAGTTCTTATTGCTGCTGCATCATTCTGAGTGTTTGTATTAGTTGAAGTAATAACACCTGTTGAACTATTGTATGATGAATTGCCGCTAGCTGATATCTTGCCTCTAACATCTGCTGTAGATAATTGAGTGTTAGTATCAGTATACGATGTTATGTATCCTGCACTATTTGCAATTTGATTGTTATCAGTTATAATGTCACTTGTTAAAGCAACAGTTCCAGTTGCATTTGGTAATGTTATCGTTCTATCGGCAGTTACGGTTCCTGCGAGTAATGTTACTTCGTTTGCATCAGCGGCATTACCTTCGAAAATTACACCGTTAGATGTTGATACAGTTGCTACATTATTTGTAGTTGTTGTTCCTGTTACAGTTAAGTTACCAGGAATTGAAACCGTATCACTTGAATCACCAACTGTTAGTGTTCCTAAGTTAGCGTTTAATGCAGTTTTAACATCAGCTGTAGTTGTTGTGTTTGTATCTGTATTGGTATCTGTTGAACTAATTGTTCCATCTGCCGCTATTGATACGTTAGTACCTCCAGTAAATAAACCTATAACATAGTTATCAGATAATTGAGTGTTTGTATTAGTTGAAGTAATAACACCTGTTGAACTATTGTATGATGAATTACCACTTGCAGATATCTTGCCTCTAACATCTGCTGTAGATAATTGAGTGTTAGTATCAGTATTGGTATCAACAGAATTAATTTTAATAGTATTAGCTGCGTCATCAAATACTACAGTAGTGTTCGTTCCATCTATCCATTGTCCAGCTGCTACGTCTCTAATTTCTTCATCAGAACGTTGAGTGTTAGTATCTGTGTTAGTATCTGTTGAAGTAATTACTCCATTAGTAATACTTACATTAGTTCCTGCTGTGAATTTACCTCTTACATCTGCTGTAGATAATTGAGTGTTAGTATCGGTAGAGCTTATTGTTCCATCTGATCCTAGGGTTACATTAGTACCTCCAGTAAATAAACCTATAACATAGTTATCAGATAATTGAGTGTTTGTATTAGTTGAAGTAATAACACCTGTTGAACTATTGTATGATGAATTACCTGAAGCTGATATTTTACCTCTAACTTGTGCTGTAGATAATTGAGTGTTGGTATCAGTTTTAATGTACCCCATCGCTGCAATTTGTGCATCACTTAACTGTGTATTCGTATTGGTTACTGTATTAGTAATAACACCTGTTGAATTGTTATAAGATATTCCAGTTCCAGCTGATACTTTACCTCTAACTTGTGCTGTAGATAATTGAGTGTTGGTATCAGTTTTAATATATCCAAATGCTGCAATCTGAGCATCACTTAGCTGGGTGTTGGTATTTGTAACTGTATTAGTAATTACCCCTGTCGTACTATTATAAGATATACCTGTACCAGCTGATACTTTCCCTCTTACATCTCCTGTAGATAGTTGAGTGTTTGTATCGGTAGAGCTTATTGTTCCATCTGATGCTAGAGATACGTTAGTACCACCAGTAAATAAACCTATAACATAGTTATCAGATAATTGAGTGTTTGTATCTGTAGACGTAATAACCCCTGTTGAAGAGTTATACTGAGCGTTACCAGAAGCTGATATTTTACCTCTAACTTGTGCTGTAGATAATTGAGTGTTAGTAAAAGATGTTATATATCCTGAACTGTTAGCAATTTGATTGTTATCAGTTATAATGTCACTTGTTAAAGCAAGTGTTCCGCTTGCATTTGGTAATTTAATTGATCTATCAGCTGTTGGATTTTGTGCTATTAAAGTAGTTTCATTAGCATCTGCTGTTGTTCCTTCAAATACTACTCCATTAGAAGTTTCGATTACAGCTACATTATTAGTAGTTGTTGTTCCTGCTATTGTTAAGTTACCAGGTATGCTAATAGTATCGTTTGCATCTCCAAATGTAGCACTCCCTAATGATGCAGCTAAAGCTGATTTAACATTAGTTGTGTCTGTAACATCAGCCGAAGCTTCAATTGCATTTAATTTAGAATGATCTGTATCTGTAAATACATTTGAGTCAGTTGCCGCTTCAACAGCTGCTCTAATTTCTGCATTTGATTGGTCAGCAGTTGCTGATGCTTCGATTGCATTTAATTTAGAATGGTCTGTATCTGTAAATACATTTGAGTCAGTTGCCGCTTCAACTGCACTTCTTACTTGTGCATTATTTAGTTGTGTATTAGTATTCGTTACTGTATTAGTTATAGCTCCTGTTGTACTATTATAAGATATACCGGTACCTGCAGATAGTTTAGATCTTACTTGTGAATCACTTAATTGAGTGTTCGTATCTGTTGATGTAATAACCCCTGTTGAAGAGTTATACTGAGCGTTACCTGAAGCTGATATTTTACCTCTAACGTCTGAAGTTGATAGTTGTGTGTTAGTGTTAGTATCGGTAGAACTTATTGTTCCGTCAGCAGCAATTTGTACGTTAGTTCCTGCTGTTAATGCACTTACTACGTTTACAGTATCTGTTACGTCTGCTGAAGCTTCTATTGCGTTTAATTTAGAATGATCTGCATCAGTGAATGTATTTGAATCAGTTGCTGCTTCTACAGCTGCTTTGATTTCAGCATTTGTTTGATCTGCAGTAGCACTTGCTTCGATTGCATTTAATTTACTATGATCAGCATTAGTAAAGTTGTTCTGTGACAGCTCACCATCTTGAATTGAATATGTTGTATTATTATCAGTTTGAGTTAGTGCTCCTCCTACGAAAGATAAACCTCCTGCAAGTGTAATTTCATCTCCATTGTCTATATCTGTTCCTGCTAAAGTAAATGAATAGTTATTAGCACTATCTTCAATTGCATTTAATTTACTGTGATCAGCATTAGTAAAGCTATTTTGAGATAACTGTCCATCTTGTACTGAGTATGTTGTATTGGTATCAGTAGAAGATATAGCTCCTCCTGCTGAAATAGCTATGTTAGTTCCTGCTGTTAATGCACTTACTACATTGGCTGTGTCTGTTACATCAGCTGAAGCTTCTATTGCATTTAATTTAGAATGGTCAGCATTAGTAAAGTTGTTTTGTGACAACTCTCCATCTTGTATTGAATATGTTGTGTTAGTAAAGGATGTTATGTATCCTGCACTATTTGCAATTTGATTATTATCAGTTATAATGTCACTTGTTAAAGCAATTGTACCACTTGCATTTGGTAAATTAATTGATCTATCAGCAGTTGGGTTTATAGCAACTAAGGTAGTTTCATTAGCATCTGCCGTTGTTCCTTCAAATACAACTCCATTAGATGTCTCTATTACTGCTACATTGTTAGTAGTTGTAGTTCCTGCTACTGTTATACTTCCTGGGAAAGTAATTGTATCTGATGAATCACCAAATGTAGCACTTCCTCCTAAAGAGGCATTTAAAGAGCTTTTTACATTAGCTGTGTCTGTTACATCAGCTGAAGCTTCAATTGCATCTAATTTAGAATGATCTGTATCTGTAAAGTTGTTTTGTGACAACTCACCATCTTGTACTGAATATGTTGTATTGGTGTCTGTTCCTGTTATTACCCCTGTTGTACTGTTGTACGATACAGCTCCTGCTCCACTTAATTTGGACCTTACTTGTGCTGTTGATAGTTGTGTGTTAGTAGTAGTATCGGTAGAACTTACTGTTCCGTCAGCAGCAATTTGTACATTAGTACCAGCTGTTAGAGCTCCAACTACGTTTGCAGTATCTGTTACGTCTGCTGAAGCTTCAATACCTGTTAGTTTAGTATTTAGTGCTGTTGTAAAGTTTTTCTGTGTTAATCCACCATCTCCAACAGTATATGTTGTATTTGTATCTGTGTAGTTACCTGCATGAATATTTGTTCCTCCTTGGTCTGCTGTCCAATCTATATGTTCGTTAGCTTCAAAGTTTAAAAGAGCATCGTGATTAATCTCTGTGTCTTCCGTTGTTAGTGCATCTCCTGTAAGAGCTAGTCCAGTTCCAGCAGTTAAGTTAGTATCGGATGAGATGTCGATACTATTTTTGATTGCCATTGAACCAAGTCCTAATGAAGTTCTAGCTGTTGCACCAGATTCAAGTACAAAGTCGTTTCCGTCACCTATCATAAAAGCGCCATCTGTAGCAGTCAGTGCTGCTATAGTATCTAGTGTATTATCATGTGCTTGTACGTCTGTACCAATCACCACCCCTAATTGATTTCTAGCTGCAGATGCAGATCCGGATATAATACCTGTAGGTATGTTTAGGACGTTTGCATACTCTACTGAATCGGCTGTTAAACCTGTAAAATTACCAATACCGTGAAAAGACCCGGAAAAGGAACCTGTTATGGATGCGTTGTTTGAAATTGGACTATCTATTCTCATCTGTTATTATTGTATGAAATTATTGTTATGTATAAATATGTTACTTTTTAACTACCACGGTACCATTTAGTGGAGAATTAAAAGTGATTACTACTCTATTATTTGTTGTAGATTCTACGTCTTTAGGTATAACTTGTTTTTTATTAGTATCGTATACCTGTACTACAGGAAACTCTTCTGATAAGTTATGGTTTATTGTATATTGAGATGCACCAGAAATGGATTCTCTATGAGTGTATAATTCTGCAGAGCCAGAAACTATATGACCTCCTTTAGCTACTATTGCTCGTCCTGAGGTAGGATAGTTAAATGTTACATCTACAGTGTTAAGGGTTGTTGTTGTGATTGTTGAAGGAATAATCACTTGATCGCTAGTATCGTATATTGATACTAAAACGTTTTTGCTATTAAAGTTGTGAGTTACGGTTTTAGATGTTACGTTAGTAAACGTATCTAGTTTTGTAGCAGTTTCTGCTATCTCCGCTGTTATACCGGTTAACTGTGACCCATTACCTACAAAGCTTGTAGCGGTCAAAGTATTATCTACATTAAGATTTGATAGGTTTGCAGACGAGCCGCTTACTATCAGTTTTTTCCAATTTGGCATTTTCTTACTTACATTATGGTTGGTTACTCAAATGAGCCCACTTCCCTGTTAAAGGCCTATAATAGCTTTAATATAAATATACGGTAAATATGTTTACAATGCAACTTTTATTGCTTAATAAGTGCAGAAAGTTTAGAGAAAATAATAAATGAAGTTTCTAGTTCGACTCCCTTGTAGTCTGCTTGACGCATTTTACTAATAATGAATTGAACTTCCTCAGGAGAAAATATAGTAGGAGGGGCTTTCAGAGCCGATGTTTTAACAGCTTCTG